TATTATAACACTTGAGTACTACCTAGTCAACGCTAAAATTTTTTGCGGTATTGGCGCAGAATGTAAAAATTTTGACTTGCCAAACAACACTGTTTCGGTTATAATGTAAATTCGATTATAAATTTAAAAGAAATTATGGACATTAATCTGCTTGTACAGCGTTTACGCCATGGAGACAGCTACATGGTACAAGACGGGGACAATGATCCCTATCAAGTTAACAATCCGCCTAACCATATTATGATTAAAGCTGCAAATGTTATTTTGCACCAAGATAATATGCTTAAACAAAATCATGAAATTATCTTTAACCTACAGCGTCAATTAGATGAACTTACCCAACAATATGAAGCGCTTCGAAACTTTAGTTCTACTACAACACCTAGCAGAGAAGCTTGATAGTGGTTGTGGCACAGATCTCGAACAACAAAGTTACGACTGCATAATGGAGATCTTAAATGAAGATATTAAAAAACGGAATAGTAGGCTTAACACTACTAACATCCATAACTCTGGGAACAGCTACCCAAACTCATCTTGAGTATTTAACCGCTAAAAACTCAGACGTAGTTTGCCTAGCGCAAAACATTTACCACGAAGCCCGAGGTGAAAGTCTACAAGGTCAGTTTGCAGTTGCACAAGTTACACTAAACCGTGTGCGTAGTGGTAAGTTTCAAAATACTGTTTGTGAAACGGTTTATGCCCACAAGCAATTTTCTTGGACACTAAATAAATATAAAAAGATAAAGGACTCCAAAGCTTGGCTTACCTCAGTGTTAGTAGCAAAGGCAGTATTAACACAAACTGCATATATACCAAACTTTAAAGCCCTTTATTTTCACACACGCCAAGTGCACCCACGCTGGAATCGTAAAAAGCAGGTTGTTGCAGTAATCGGCAATCACATATTTTACAGTTGAACACAAATCCTTAAAGTGATATAATAAAGGCTTAAGGATAAAAATTATGAAAATCAGACTCTTATCAGACTTGCACACAGAATTTCGCCTTCCATACAAAACTCATGAAATGTCACAGTATCGGGGTGAAGATGTGCTTGTGCTTGCAGGCGACATTGCATCGGGCAGCACCAACACAATGAATGTTATCAAGCATTTTTTAGATTGTGGTTTTCCACAAATCGTGTATGTGCCTGGCAACCATGAATACTATGGTACAGGCTTTGACGAGTTCAACGCTAAAATGGAAAACAAGTGCATGGCTAGCTTACCGCCAACGTGTACGTTACATTTAAAGTCTTGAAACTGTTTGCCGTAGCCCATATACCTGATAAGGTCAGCGTGATACTCGAACTCGGTAATTGAATTTTCAACAACACCTGGGTTCTCTGATGCAAGCACACAGAACTGGCCTGGGTGGAAACTGAGACGAATATCGTTGGCACGAGCAAACTCGCCACACATACTTAAGTGAGCTTCGAGCTTTGCAACAACATCAGGCTGAAAGTAGAATGGCATATAGTCGTCATGAGTATATGCAGGTAATAGGTCACTTGTGATACGAAACATACGCTGGTTAGCGGGCTGTTTAGCAACATACTTGAGTTGACGGTAGAACGCATTTAAGTTATGGTCAAGCAAACCCCACAGTTTAGCACCTTGTGCGTCTGGAGTCTGACGAGCAAGATAACTAATAGTAGTAGACTTGGTGTTTAAGTCAGGGTGTGCAGTATCGTGCTCTATTTGAATTTTACAAGCAAAGCCAATTCGTGGGATAGTTTGATTAAAATATGTCATAGCAACTATTATAACAAAACTAAGTTACTAGTTCAAGTATAAATTTATCGGCCTACTAAGCTAAAACAAAGACGGCATACAGGAAACTCGTCGGCATCTTGGCGATGATCTGAACCCCATATGCCACAGTGAGAACACTCGCAGCAGTAGGATTCTAGTAGTGCATCATCCACATCTTCAATGTCAATGCCTGCGTCTCGGCAAACTTCAGTGAGGGTTTTGCGAGTTCCGGTTAAGCGCTTAGTTAGCCGCTTGTAAGTTTGGTTTATATCGGTCATCTAGGTGGGAGTGAGTCTTTTCAAATTCTAAAAGGAACATAATGCAGCAGGCTGCATGAGCCAGGTGTGATAGACCCGATTCAGGGTCACGATCTTCGCCTGCATTAAATGCTGTAATGTGTCGCATTGCTGCGCTTAAGGGTCGGCTCCAGGCAAAGCCATTTCGCCAGTTGTGTTCTGCGTACTTTTGTGCACCAAAAGCCAGTACAGCAGCCGTTTGATTCATGGCTTCTGTTGAGAGTAGGTGTAGTGGCAGCTTATTTTGGTCAAACTTTAGTGCTGTACCCATTTGTTTTTGTATTGCATCAAGTGTTGCTTGTGGAATTGTAGCTGTATCTACAAGCATAGCTTTAATCTGTTCAGCTGTTGGGTAACCATCATCTGGAGGATATTGTGCAGCTTGATCTTCTGCTGTTGGAAATTCTCCAAATACTGTTTTATGTGCTAGTGCGCTTGTGGCGGTATCTTGTTTTTGCATTGTGTTAGCTTTGTATCGGGCAATTTGACTTGGCCCTGGTTTATATTGTTGGCGAACATTCATTATAATTGATTTAGCTTGTTTTGTCAACTGTGGGTTTTACCAAACTACACAATTTAGCAGATTTTACTTCAACGTCTACTTCTGGTTTTAAATAGTTTTGTCGGCAATACTCTAAGTACGAGTAGTAAGCATGACGTGCAATGTATTCGCTAAATGTCATAAAAAACACCTATAATATTCAATGCTTTATTATAACACTTGAGTACTACCTAGTCAACGCTAAAATTTTTTGCGGTATTGGCGCAGAATGTAAAAATTTTGACTTGCCAAACAACACTGTTTCGGTTATAATGTAAATTCGATTATAA